AACGAACCTGAATCCAAGCTGGACTAGGGCGGTTTCCCGTACCTGGGAGGGCGGTTTGCCCCCTTTGCTTCTCGGCCAAAATGAGGCATAATAAAGGTATGAAAAACGAAACCGCCGGGTTCCACCGCTCGCGATCTGCCACCGAAGAACTGGAAGCCCTGATCCGCATTCTGACGGCCACGGGCGCAAGCGAGAAACGCTTGAGCGCCCTGCGCACCGAGTTGGAGGTGCTGTATGCAGCCGGTTCTTAAACCGCCTACCTTTCTGACCGCTGGCCCCCAAGCTGACCTATAGTAGTTACATGAAGAAAACCGACCTCTCCCAGAAAGCCCTCGCCGCCAGCTTTCAGCTTCACAAGGAGCTTCTCAACGATTGCTGCTACGCCGGTTACGATGGTGACAAAGAAGCCTTTGACAATCTTTACAACGAAGTGTACGTGATCTGCCGCGACGAACTGCCAGATGACGCTACTGTTAAATACGTTTGCGAAACGTTTCACGACTACCAGTTTGAGCAAATGAATGGCGATCGCGAGATCGGCTGGTGGATGTGAGGGCGGTTAACCATACCTGGGAGGGGCGGTTTGCCCCCTTTACAAACGCGACAAAATGAGCCATAATTAAAGCATGAAAGACGTTCAGACCCAACTCAAAGCCCTCTACGATCAAGCCACCCAGGCCAAGCTGGCCTTCTACCACAAGCAGGGTGCCATGGCCAGCCCCTGGGCACCGCATGCCATCGCCAAGTACGAAGACCTCTGCGACCGGGCCGAGGTGGCCTTCCTGGAGTGGAGGTCCGCCGTCACCGGCATGAGCCCCACGGCCTACGCCGCGAAGATCAACGACTCCATCCACTCCGCTCGCGACTGATGACGGAATTCAAAACGGTAGTTTCAAACTCGTTTCTTGAACGGTTCTGCCCCAACCCTTGCGCGATTTATGACCTTGGCGAGTTGTACGCCGAGTTCAATGCGAAGTATTTCAACGGAGAACTCCCGGTCCCCAAGGTTGTCTCTCGCACCGACGAAAACGGAGAGACCTGGAACTCGTATCCGCGTCTCAAGTGGGAAGGTCGTTACAGAACTAAATGGGGGACTTACAAGCCAAATAACGGAGGAACTGGGGAAATCAAACTCGCCCGCCACGCTGCGAAAGATCCCCTGCAAGTTCGCAGCACCTTGCTTCACGAGATGCTTCACGCCTATCTCGACATGAAGAACCGTGACGACGGAGTTAAAGGTCATGGCCCCAACTTCATCGCTGAAGCAAACCGAATCAACACCCAGTGTGCAGACCTGGGTGTGGCCTATCGCATCAATTTCTACGATGTGGCCATCACAAAAGAAGAGCCTGAGGTGTACAGCGACCTGCTCAAGACCACAATCTACTGCGGTAAGGACTTGGACGTGGCCCGGAGGCTTCAGTCCATAATTCGAGCTGCGTTCGACACCAAGTATGAATACCACCAGTAGTTATCACAACCCTTGAGTTTACACCTCGGGCACTTCGACTATACTTACAAAAACGAGGCAATCTATGACCACGGCCACCACGTCCAGGACAGAAATCCTTGAAACTTGCACTGGAAAGTACGAGTGCGAGGTTATTGAATTTGATGAAATGTTCCCCTTCGAGAAAGATCGCCTCGGAGACCGCCCCACCGAAGAAGATTACGATCGAGTGATCGACGGGAACACAATTGTGTACCTGAACGGTAAGAGGGCGATTGTCTTCTTGAAAGGTGCTCTTTCCGAAGTCACTAAAATCGAAGCAAACTCGGAAAGCTATAATTTCTGGAAATGGGTCAGTAAAGATCTCTACTCTGACCAACGGGGCCTGGTGGGTGGTAAAGAGCTCACTACAGACACCTCTGCCCGCCTGACGAATGGCCAAGTGGCTTTCTTCCGAGAAGCAGCCAAAGGGAAGATCACGACGCTGCAGGAGGCTCAAGACCTTGTCTCCAAGCACACCGGCTTTGCACGGTTCTCGCTATATGTTAAAAAGATTCTGGATTCAGGGTTGGTGAACAAAGACCGAATCCTGGAGCTGGAGTCCATCGCCCGCAAGAAGAAAACACCTCTGACCGAGAAAGAAGCAGTCTTGGCAGAACGTGATCAGCTGCGTCAAGAGTGGTTTGACAATTGGTTGGAGTCGTGGGCAATCGCTGGGGATCAGGTCGCTTATGCAGCCACTTCCTATAAAAACTTCGTGAGCATTCAAACGAGGGCGAACAAAGTTTACAGCAACATCCTGGGGTTCATGGACCGCTCTGCTCGCAACCCTTTCGGGCGCTTGTCTGCTACCACACAGAAACGTTATGACGATTTTGTTGCTCATCAAGCGTTGTACCAGCAAGCGTCTGACTTGTACAAGGAGACAATGCCTGAGGAGTGGGATTACATTCACAATGTGATGAAAGATTGCAAGGATGATCGTTATACTCTCCTAGGAACTAAAACTTTCTCGACTATCACAATCAACCATAACTTTTCTACCTTCTGGCACCTGGACGGTAAGAACAACCCGCGTGGTGTTGCTGTTCTAACAAGCATCACCAACGAAAAACACGATGGCGAAAAGTATGACGGTCAGTATTTTGTGATGGGAGAGTTTCGCCTGGCTTTCAACCTCCGACATGGCGATTTCTTTGTAGGTGACAATTGCAACCGAGTGCACGGACAGACCGAGTTCGTGGACAAAACCGGAACTGCTGAAAGCGTTGTACTGGTGTTCTACGCCCGCGATGGCATGGCTAAGCTCGACGATTATCAAGCTGAGTGTTGCCGTAAAGAGTTTATTGCTTACTCTCAAGAGCAATATGAAGACCGCTACCGTAAAAACGATGGTGGCAAGTTTAGCGGTGTTTTTCCTTCCATGTGGGTGAGTAACGAGTGGGATGAGTACCGAGCCAAGCACTGCCCACAGGCTTCTCGAACAAACTACTGGTACACCGAAAACTAATGTGCGGTATCATGGGGGCCTACTTGGAAGGCCCTACACAACAACAAATCGACACTCTGAAAAAGCTTTTCGTGGAGTCTCGAGTCAGAGGCAAACATGCAACAGGGTATTCTACATTTGTTCAAGGTGAGTTAGTAACTCGCAACGCTCCTTTATCAGCCGAACTGTTTGTCGAAAACTACTTCGATGACATTCAGCCCGGAGATTATGAGCTGCGCTTGATTGGTCACACCCGGTACAGCACTTCCGATCTGCGGTACAACCAACCGATTCAAATTCACGCTGACTTTGCGATTGCGCACAACGGGGTGATTGACCAGCGCCCACCCTCCTACTGGGGCGAGTACGGTTATCAGCTTTCTACCTCTAACGATAGTGAATTGCTTTATCACTGTGCCCACTCCGGTAAGGAACCCTTGGAAGAGTTCCCGGAAGCAAGCATGGCAGTATGTGAGCTTAGGCTTCTGGGTGGTATGGCCTGGTATCGCAACGGTAAGAGGCCCCTCTACCACGCTAAGGTGCCCAATGGGTGGTTTGTTTGCAGCACCGCCGACATCGCCCTTAGGGCCGGTCTGAAGGAGGCAGAGCGGTGTACGCCAGGCATCGTTTATCGGCCCCACTCTTTGCATAAAATTACTGAGGTTAAGGAGCTTGTGCCGTGATTGATCCCAAGAAAATTACGTTCGGTGCAGAATACGAGTACGGTGACATCAACCGCAAAGCAAAGCTGCCCGATGGTCTAAGTTGGAACAAGAAAGATTACTCGATCGTGAGTTCGACGGGCATCGCAAACGACCCCAAAGGGTTGCTGTACACAAAGGGGGGTGAAATTAACTCACGACCGACGGAAACAATTGCAGAGCAAGTCGACTTCTTTGACGCTTTGATGGCTGCAGGCATAGGTCCACAGCTGAATTACCGTACTAACCTGCATTTGCATGTTCGTGTTCCAGGGTTGTCCGAAGACCTGAAAGCGTTAAAAACTTTGCTGCGGTATGTTGATGAAAATCAGAACGCAATTTATGAAGCAATTGAGCCGATTCCGGTCCCCTGCCTTGAACAGTTTGAAACAAAAGAGGAGTACCAAGGTGCGATGAAACGTTACCGCCGCCGCAAAGTTTCACACCAGTATGCTGTACCCCGAGACAGGGTTGAGCGAGCTTTGAACGCGGGATCGGTAGAGGAGTTCCTGGCTGCACACGCTCCCCAAGACAAGCATGGCGAACCTGCCTGGGGTCTGACGACACGGGCAGGTATCAATTTGCTGCAGTTGAAGGAAACAGACACGGTGGAATTCCGTCACTTTACCAACACCCTTGACTTTTTTGAAGTCACTTCTTGTTTTGTTTGGGTGTTTGAGTTTATGACTCGAGTCTGGGATAACCCGCCCCCTAGTGAGATAGTGAATGCATACAATTACCAATTTCCGGCATTTTTGCCTTACAACCACAGCATGGAGGTTGGTTATCAGTACACCAATTTCGACAAAAACTCGCGCAAAGTTGTTACAGAACGGTTGAACAACATGAGAAAAGACTTGAACCTGGAGCAATGCTCTGCAAAGCAAGTTGAAGAGTGGATCAACAAAATCGGCTGAGAACAAACTCTTGGATCTGGTTGGCAACGGAGTAATGCTTTTCTGTGCCAACAGCAAAATGAGGGTCATCTACAAGCCAATTTGTCACTTTGTGACAATGCTGCGGGTAGTGCACAGTGACATACTTTTCGTGAACATTGCCCATGCAGACGATGACGTCCGCCCAATCCAGCAAATCTGCCGATATGCCTTGGGAACGATGGTTGTGCGGACAATATCCAAGATTCTCCAAAACTTCTCGCATTTTTCTCGGGATCTTACGATGCAAAGGAGCCACCTTACCTGTACCACATGATTGAACTTTATGAGCAGAACTATGGGCCTCGAGAATAACGTGAGCAGAGGCGCTGCGGTTGATGTTACCCGTGCAGATGAAGAGAACGTTGGTCATGATTACCGTGAGTTAGGGAACAGGCGGGAAGGTTTCATTCGGTGGTACGCTTGGTCGGTTGCCAATGGAGACTGCGACCCTGCGTTATGGTTGATGAACTATCTTAACCAGCGGTACGAGCACAACGTCGAAGAGAAATTGTGGTTCGCTTGGCTGTATCACACATACAACTTACCCACAGCGTGGGTGTATAAGCAAGAGTTCCCCGATGAAGAGTTGGCCTCTGTCGAGAGATTTACAGAGTGGAACAACGAAAACTACCCTCGTCTTCGATACCAAGTCGACACGAAGTGGAGTAAGGGGCACCTGCCTGCCATGTACGATTCCTACCAAGATTGGCTTCGAGGTCGCAGTCAGTATAGCAAGTTTAACGCCATTTGTTCAGGATCCCCCCAAGAGAATTTCTCCAAACTCTGGGACATTGTCAAAGGAAGTTGGTACAAGTTTGGAAGGTATACGACGTTCTTTTATCTGCAAACTCTAAAGCACACTTGTAACATACCTTTGGAGTGCCCCACACTCTTCCTCGCTGACTACTCAGGGAGTAAAAGTCATCGAAACGGTTTGTGTTTCGCAGCTGGTAAGGATGACTGGGTGAACCAAAAACTTACCGCAGCTGAGTACGATTGGTTGGAGGGATTTGGAGCTGGTGTGCTTCAAAATAGCAAGGAACTGTACCCTCACTTGGCAAACCAGATGGACAATTTCTCACTAGAAACCAGCTTATGCTCCTATAAAAAGCTGTTCCGGGTCAAGAAAGGTCGGTACATGGGGTACTACCTTGATCGACAATCAGAAGAAATTTCCCAGGCAGAGAGAGATGGTTGGCAAGGGATTGATTGGGAGGTCTTGCACCAGGCACGAAAAGAGGTAATTGGAGATTTACTGGCTCCGCGAGGGGCTATAGTAACCAAACAGAAAATGTTTCTGTTTCACGATCACGGCACTTTTCACTACCCTGTTCGGTAACCCGACCTTTACATGAGGTCTGAAGCGAACTATACTATCAATGTAGTCGTAGTCGTTTTGTGACTGTCGAGACCCGAAAGTGCTCCAAATGTTTTCAAAAACTGCCGTTGACGGTTGAGTTTTTTCACCGCAACCAAACTAACGGTGACGGCACTAAACAGTACTGGAGACCAGAGTGCAAGAAGTGCGCCAACCGGGTATCAAAGGAACGGCGTGAAGCCCGCAAGCGAATTGTTGCTGTTCCTAATCCCGTGTTGGGGACTCCCTGTCAAATTTGTGAGCGCACTGACCAGCAATTGCTTTTTGATCATTGTCATGATTCTTTGAAGCATAGGGGGTGGATCTGCAACAGTTGTAATAAGGGTATCGGACTACTTGGCGACACAGTTTCAGCTCTAGAGCGCGTAATTCTTTATCTCAAACAAGGAGAATGTTCATGAAAATTCAGTATTACATTGGACGCCCTGGTGTTGGAAAAAGCACCTTGATGCGTGAGCGCATGAAAACTCTAGGTGAGTCAACCTTGGTGAAAGAAGGTTTGGTGGTTTACCACAAATTTGAAACATCGAAGACAATCGTGCTAGGCATATATGATGAACAAGTCTTCAGCGGCACGGACCGGTGGAGCAAAGGTGTGGGTCCAAAATTCAGAGAGTGGTTGGCCTCAATGTCGCAGTCTCACCAGGACTGGACTATACTAGGAGAAGGTGAACGCTTGAGTAACAACCCCAACCTGGACGCGATGTTTGAATACGGCGACATGGAGTTGATTGCTGTCACTGTGAGTGAGAAAGAGTTGGCAAAACGTCACGCTGGCAGAGGAGAAGCACAAAGTGAATCGTGGCAAAAAGGTATGGCAACACGCATACTGAACCTGCGCAATAAATACAAGCACGCTGTGCTGGTTAACGAGTGAGGAGTTCGGATACCCGAACCGTGTAGTTCGGCCTGCCCCCTTTCGAAAACCGGCAAAGTGAGCTATGCTTATAGCATGGAAATGAACCGATTCGAACTGATCATGGCTATTGTCGACGCCTGGGCCGAGCACGGTGCCGGCTGGGACTGCAGGGCAGAGGCCGAGGCCGAGGTGGTTTTCATCCTGGGCAACGAGGAGTTCGAAGGCTGGACCGACGAGCGGATCGCCGAGTCCGCCATCGACGCCTGGCTGATCGCCGAGTAGGCCGATCGGCCGACCGTCCACCAAAGCCCCCCGAAGTATACTAGTCTCATGAGCAACACCCCTCCCCGCTTCGACGCTATCATGGCCATCGTCGTCCTCGAGTGGGCCGACACCGCCGCCGCCTTCCCCTCACCCTGGTGGGGTCGGTATAAGGCTGAGCAGGAAGTGCGTTGCATTCTCGACCAGCCTTACTACGCTGCTCAGATGACCGACGAGGAGATCGCCGAGCAGGCCATTAACGCCTGGTTGGCCGCCGAGTAGACCGGTTCTCAAACCGCCTACCTTTCTGACCGCTGGCTCCCAAGCTGACCTATAATACTTACATGAACGAAACCGAAACGAGCAACACTCTGCCCGTCCGTTACTATATTGGCGATCTGTGCTACGTGATGAACGACGCATGGGACGAAGTCTGCAGCCTAGTTCCTTTCGACAACTCCTCGCACGAGTTTATTCTGGCCGACGGTCGTAAGTTCTTCATGTTTGGAACCGCCTACGGCGACGGTGTTTACGAGGATTCGTTTGGAAATGAATACTCGGTGGATTCCGGCACCATCGGTGCGATTCGCGTCGACGACATTCGCGACCCCGACTTTTCTGAAGTCGTGGAAAGGGGCCTGGGTCACATACTGGAGCTCCCCGCAGAACTTCAGGAGTTCGAGTGCAGCTACGAGAACGGAGTGATTTACCTGGGCCACGTTATGATTGATACGGATCCTAGCTACGAGGAGGAAGGGGACTTGGATCTTGAGCAAGGCTTCGACCCTTACGACGGCTGCTACACCGGGGATTGTTAAACTATGTCATCGCCTACTACTCTAGCCATCGACAGAAGTATTCTCGTACTTAACGCCAGCTATGAGCCTCTCAACGTCTGCTCCTGGCGACGTGCCATTGTGCTCGTGCTGAAGAAAAAAGCACAGATTCTTTCCGAGCAAGTCATTCGCTTGCTTACATACGTGCGGCTTCCGATTCGGCGCATCAACGCAAAGAAACCTTCTCGTAGCCTCATTCTGAAGCGTGACGGTTTCACTTGTCAGTATTGCGGTTCTGATCGTGACCTTACGATTGACCACGTTTTGCCGCAGTCGCGAGGAGGTGGAGACACTTGGGAAAACATGGTAGCGTGCTGCTACACCTGCAACAACGTAAAGGACAACAGAACGCCAGAAGAGTGGGGAGTTCCTTTGAACAGAAGACCCCACGCGCCGTTCAGTCGTTTTCTCCTAACGTTGAACAGCAGTATTGTCCCCGAGTGGAAAGAATATCTCTTCACGTAATAAAGTCCAAGCAGGTACGGGAAACCGTACCTCGGAGGGCGGTTTGCCCCCTTTTTCGCTGGGGCGAAAATGAGCTATGATTAAAACATGAAAACGAACGAAACCAGGACTGACTTCCGTGCGCTGTGCGCTGAGCTGGTAAGCGAAATTCAGGCTTTGCGGCGAGCAGTGGCCGATGAAGTGGGGTGTTCATCACCCGAGCCTTCGGTCATCGCCCGCACCCGCGCCGCCCTAGCCCAGCCCGAGCCGGAGGGGAAAGACTGCCCCGGCTGCGAGGGAACACCAGTGGCAAGCAACTCCCCATGCGCTGTGTGTGGCCGCGCCCAGCCCGAGCCGCCCACCGATAAGGAGGTGGCTGCACTGAAAAATGATGCGGAGTGCGCCGAGGCCGAGCATTGCGACCTGTTGGCCCGGCCCGAGCCGCAGGGGCCGACGGAAAGCGACGTAACTGAACTGTTCTATCGCCACATGGGCGAAGGTTCACAGGTTGGCTTTGAAAACGCTGTTGCGGAAGCCCTGGCCCGCTGGGGCCGCCCCGCTTCAAAATCCGAGTAGGTACGGTTTCCCGTACCTTGGAGGGCGGTTTGCCCCCTTTCGAAAACGGGCAAAAGGCGCTATAGTAATTACATGAAGAAAACCGTTTCCAACCTTGTCGCTGGCCAAGTCATCAAAGCCGGATACGTTCGCAAAGGTGCGGACATGACCGATGCCAACCGTTTCGTCGGGTTCAAAGTCGGCGATCTCTACTTCAGCAAACTGAAAGATCTGAAAGAGTTCTTCGGCGCTCGCAACCTGCGTGACCTGGAGTTTGAGGCTGATCGCCAAGAGCAGTACGGCTCGATTACCGCCGAGTTCCAGAATGTTTCCGATAAGGATCCCTACTTCTGGGGTGCTTACCTTTGGAATGGCTCTTTCCGCGTTGGCACCTCGGCTGACCGCCTTGTTCTTGACATTATCGCTTGATTAACTTTATGCTTACCTACTCTCTCATGTTCTCCGAGAACGGCTGCCTCGTCGATGGCGAAGAATACACCAATCTCGACCAGGTTCGAGATATCGCCTTTGAAGTCTCCTTCGAGACGGGAAAAGAGATTGCTATCTGCGAATACTTCGGCATCTCTGAGAACGTTATCGAAACCGTTCTGGCCTGACCCCGCTACTACTACTAATGATGACCAGTTTGACCCCTGAGAAGCGTTCCGCTCTCGTAGAATGGCTTGTTGAGCGTTATCTTGACGGAATGACCACTCGCGACCTTGAGCGGTTCTTCGTTGATATCCAACTGGATTACATCGGCAGTTACACCGACGAGGAACTAATCGGTGAGATCGAAGACAATACCACCGAAGAAGAATACGCACAACTTTTCGAAGAATGAAGCTCGAAGATCTTAAACTCTTCCCCCATCCCCTTGGGTTCCAGCATAAAGAATTGTTTGACAACGGTTACGGAATCTCTGTTATTCCTGAATACGAAGTTGGTGAGGGTGCGCTTTACGAAGTGGCTGTCCTGAGCCATAATGAGGGCAAGCACGCGCACCTGACGTACGAAACTGAGATCACCGACGATGTGATTCGGTTTTGCACAGTGGACGCTGTAGACGCCTTGATCGAGCGAATTCGCTCTCTGCCCAAAGCCGAATGACAGAAAACCTTACAACGACCAACCTAACCTCCCAGATGAAGGAGGATTACATGGCTTACTCGATGGCCGTCCTTCTTGGGCGAGCCATCCCAGACATGTATGACGGGTTGAAACCAGCCCAGCGCCGCGTTCTTCAGACGATGTTTGAGGAAGGGTTGATGCCTGACAAACGTTATGTGAAGTGCGCCCGCGTAACTGGCCTTGCGATGGGTTACTACCACCCGCACGGCGATTGCTACGGCACTCTGGTCAATATGGCCACAACCTGGAACAACAACGTCCCCTGGGTTGACGGCCACGGTAACTTCGGCAGCACCGTTGATGGCCCCGCTGCAGCTCGCTACACCGAGTGCAAACTGCGACCCTCAGCTGTTGAACTGCTTCTACAGGACAAAGCCACCTGGGAAACCAGGCCCAACTACGACGGATCTCGCCAAGAGGCAGAACGGTTTAACACTGCGGTCCCTTCGGTGTTGCTGAATGGCGACACAGGTATTGCCGTCGGATTCGCAACGAAGCTGGCACCCCATTCTCTGCGGGCAGTTGTAGAGGCCACCAAACTTGCGTGCGAGTTCAAAGCTCCGAAGGAGGCGAAAGCACGCGAACTCCTAATTCCCGACTTTCCAACTGGATGCGACATTGTTAATGACGAAGAACTCAAGAGGTACAAGGAAACAGGCTCTGGCAACATTCGCTGCCGCGCTAAGTACGAGTCAGGCGTACAGAAACGAAGTGGCAAGGCAAAAGATCGTGGCACACTTACATTCACGAATTTCCCGCCTGGGGTCAACCCTGAGAAACTCGGTGAACAAGTTCGTGACGCTCTAGAGAAAGGAAAACTCGATGGAATCGCAGAAGTTATCGACGAATCTGATCTCTCCGGAGACCGTGTCACGATTGTTGCGAAGCCCAATGTCGGAACTGAGCAGCTGGTTGAGCAACTCTACGCATACACCGATCTCGACACTCGCTATTCAGCAAAAACGCTGGTTATTGACGGTACGCGACCCGTTGAGCTCAGCCCAGTTGAAATTTGTCAGAAATGGTTCTCGTGGCGAATGGCTCGCCTGGAGCGAAAGTTCTCCCAAGAGCTAGACCTCACCGAGCAGCGCCTTGAGATCGTGATGGGCTTCATCAAGGCCATCGACAAGATTGACGCAATCATCAAGAAGATTAAGGAGTCGGCTTCAAAGAAAGAGGCACTCGTTGCCCTTGTCGATCGCCCATTCAAGTTTACACGAGACCAAGCCGAAGCAATCCTCGAGATGCGTCTTCGTCAACTTACTGGTCTTGACCAGGCTGAACTGGAAGCCGAGAAGGAAGCCCTTGAGGAACGCCTGAAAACTCTAGACGAGCTGGTAAAGAACAAAGAGGTGCGCCACAACTGGGTGTACACACAGATCACTGAGCTCGCCAAACGCCACGGAGAGGCCCGCAGGAGCGCCCTGGTGGAGCCTCCGGCCGGAAGCCTGGCCGTCAGCCCGAGGACCGGGGAGAAGAGGCCCCCAGCCCCGCCCAAGCCCCGGTTTCTTAAGATTGATTTGAAAAAAGGCATGGTTGAACAGGCCAAGGGGCCAAGGGGTGCTATGGTCGTCGACGCGAAGGAAAAAGTGGTTTTAATGACCCAGGATGGCTTCTTGAAGAAGGTTGGAGCAACTTTCAAGGGTCCAATCTCCACGGGCTATGGCCCTGTGGCTCTCGCGAAACGCGAAGCTGAAGTTTCTCAGCGGAAGTACCTGTGTGTCTTCAAACTTGAGGGTCAACTCAAGGCTTTGGTGCTGAGTGGCGAAGACCTCTGCAAAGCAACCAGCAAAGGCAAACTCTGGCTACCCGCCGAGGCTGAGTTTGTGTACCTTGGTGAAGGCTCTTACTCTGTTCCTTGGGTTTCGACACGCAAGAAGAAGGTGGAGCTTAGCCTCAGCACTGTGAAGCAAGGCCGCCCTGGGGCGAAAGGAATCAAGGTGGCCAACCTTGAAGAAGTCCAACTGTGAGCGCCGGGTAAAACCATGTTAAACGATTACCAAACGACGAGATCGCTATACTGCTTCGGCGGAGCACTGTAATGGACGAACAACAGCTGATTTACCCGGTGGCGCGTTTGCTCGCCAACCCTCGTATTTTTCACGCCATCGCCAACTACTTGGGTGGCCCTGACGCTGAAACAATCAAAGAAACCTTTTACGAGCTTCTGGAGCATGGCTTCCAAGCATTTGATAACCCTGAGGAATGCAACTTTGACTCAGAAGAAGTTTGTTTCCTGACTCGGGGCGAAGGCGAAACTTTCGAGATTGTTCTTGACACGGGGATCGCGGCAAGTCTGGAAGCGATTGAAGGCGAACTCAGAGCGCAGTTTTCAAACGACAGTGAGATGGCAGCGGCTTCTGCAATCTACCAGAGGCTTGTAACGGCGATTGAAGAGTCCAACCCTGAATTCGCAGGCGACATTGCACTCTGCTCGCCACCCACGCCTGGTAACTTTTACTTGCGTTCTCGGGATGGTGACCGCTTCGAGGGAAGTTTTCACTTACTCAGCGACCCTGAGAGCCTATACTCGTTTAACGTTGAGGTCATCGACGTCAACACTGACCAACTAAGAGCAACGATTCGCCCAATCTGATGACTGCTGACAACCTAATTTTTGCAACCAACTCAATACGCTCTTCGGTAACTTCTCTCAAGAAAAAATTATCCAACTTGAAGATATCCGTGGAGCAGCTGGACGTCGAGCTGGAGAAACTCGACAACAAATTCGACAATCTGGTAACCCAGTCAGAGATTTACAAGAACAAACTCGAGAGAGAAATGGGTCGAGAGGTTCGTCGCCTTGAGCGTGAGTTGAGCCTCCTGCGAAAAGGTTTGTCGAACGAGAAACCAAAAGTTGCTGCTTCGGGTGAAGAGCTTCAGATTGCGACTACTATGTCGATCCTTGAGGTTGTTCTGCGTTTGGTTAGCGAAGGTGCTGAGGACTTCCGCCTTATCTCCGAGTCCTTCTTGTTCCCCTCGGTTATTGAGCGGGTCGTTCGTGGTGACGAGGAAGCTTACTTCCTGGAAGAAGTTCCGGCGAGTGCCAAACTTGTTGTTGAGCGTGGTCGCCAGTACGTGAACTGGATTCGCGAAACTTGCGACACCCACCTTACGGATCCTCTGGCCTGGGATGAATACAGCCCGCAGATCTGCGACTGGTGGCGGAATGACGCCCTTCCCCTCCTGTACTCTTCGCGAGACGAGCAGTGGGATATCGACGTTCCGTTGTCCCTTCAGGAAATGCTCCTTTGGCGAAGCAGCCCCGCTGATCGCCCGCTGCACTTCTCCTCGGTGTTCGACGCCTACGAGATCTACAAGAAGAACAAAGATAACGTTTACGAAAGCTCCGGTGTTCGAAACTTTGAGCTCAAGATGTTCTCCTTCAATTCCGCAAACTAATGGCAAGAGCTCTTCAGAAAGTTGACCACCTTATTGAAAAGGTTGGTATCGGTATCGTTCAGACGGTCGAAACGAAATATCAGAAGTACCTCGAAGATCCCTCCGAACGCAATGCGAGGGAGTACGTCCTCTGGCGTTTGCGGTTGCATCGCCGTCTCAAGAATGATCGAGAAACTCTCGATTCAATCAACGAGGCAAGAAATCTTGGGCTTTATGATGAGGAACCAGGTAAGCTCTGCTGGGACTGTGTGTTCTAGGGTAAAATTGTTCAACTGTGATGAAAGTGTATGAATCCCCGTGCTGTTCAGATGGCAAAAGCCGTTGTTGACTCCGGTTTGGTTGATGTCGAACTTCTGGGAAATGTGATTGCCCCGTTTATGCGTGGGTGGACAAACAATAGCGCGAACTACTACACGAATTCAGTCTCCCCTGCCTACTGGAACCCTGGGTCTCCTTTTATGGGTCAACCCACGGTTTATACTTACGATTTTTCAGGAGGAGCTTTATACCGCTGGTTTCCAATTAGACCGCAGGTTTTTGGTTTTTTCTCGAGTTCTTTGCCGGATGCAATCACTCCTAGCAGTTTTAGTGCCTCACCTTTTCCTCCCCCGATTGGAAACTTAACCCCCTATTTCCCCTAACTTTGCTAGGTGAAACGACCTAAACACCTATTAGTTTCTAGATTAGTCGCTGTTCAACTTCAGGTGTAAATTTATGAACCCCCGTGCTGTTCAGATGGCGAAAGCCATCGCCGAATACAATTCAGGGTCTATCAACACTGGCCTGTTAGGTAACATTTTGGCCCCCTTCTTACGCGGGTGGACCAACAATAGCGTGAATTATTTCACCTTCCCTGAAAATATACAAGTTGACCCTGGCACTCCGTTTGCTGCTCAGCCCTGCGTCTATTCTTACACAGATACAGGAGCTTACCGGTATAGATGGTTCCCTGTCAGACCTTCCAACATATGGTGGACCGAAGAAGGAGGTTTTCAGCCTACGAAACCAATTTCAGCAATTATTTATTGCGGAGTAAACGACTCCTCGCCCACTCCCGCTGTAACCAACTTCGAGGCCACCTGGCGGAACTGCACAAGTTTACAGTCTTTTGCGGTCGCAACTCCCTAAGTAGCTTAACCCACTAAAAAGTGACAACAAAGAGACTTTTGAAGTTTACCGCGAGCCAAACAAGCTAGAATAAGTCATGAAAAACCTAACGTCCGTGAAGAAAACTCAACTTGGATACCCTGTTCTGTCAGACGACCTGCACGACAAAATCTTTGGCACAGAAAAGCCACAGAAAATGTCTCGTCTGTCCATTCAGAAAGCAGAAAACCTGCTGAAAGAATTTGATATTTCTGTTCCTGTAGATCACCCTGCAGGTCTGTATGATGGCCCTTTGCCGCTTCCAGACTTGAAGGGTGATTTTTTGCGTGATCATTTCGAAAAGATCGCCAGCGACCAAGTCGGCCGCTACAAAGAGCTCGGTGATCAATTCTCCCGGTGCAAACTTCCCCCTCTACCGCCGCCTGAAGAGTTCCGGTTTGAATCCGGCTGGACCCGGTACGAGTGGGTTGAGAATGATGCTGCTGGTGGTTGGTACATCGAGAAAGTAGAGTTCCCCGAAGAGGAAGCGTTCACGTTCGATACCGAGACTTACGTTCACGGCGGTGCGTTTCCGATCATTGGCACCGCTCTGAGCGCGAAAGCTGCATATGTTTGGCTAGCTTCTGAACTGATTGATCCAACCATCCCCGAAAGCCAGTGGGATCAACACGAACTGATTCCGATTGGTACCAACCGTTTCATTCCGGGTCACAACATCAGCTACGACCGTGTTCGTGCTCGCGAGGGTTACACTCTCGATCAGACTGCGCCCGAAAACTTTTACTTCGACACGCTATCCGCTCACATCGGTGTGTCAGGATTGGCCAGTGGTCAACGCTGGCTGTACGTTCTTGCAGGAAAAGACCCGGAGAGTCTGACGCCAGAGGAGAAGCGCAAGTTGCGTTATGCTCCGAAGTGGCTTGACAAAGGCGCTACGAACAGCCTTGTGCAGTGCTACAACTTTCACGTGGCAGCCGTCCGAAAGTATTTCGGTGAGGACGTAAAAGAACTGGGCGCAGTGGATAAAAAAGTTCGTGATATCTTCGTAGATGCGACTCATCTCTCGCAGATTCGTCAAGTTCTGACCGAAGCTCTTGATTACGCCCTGAAGGATGCTTACTACACTGCTGAACTCTTTCAGGCGCTGTGGCCAAAGTACCTGGATAGCACTCCCTCGATGGTTGCTCTCTGCGGTCACTACCATTTGAATGGGTCGATCATTCCGCTCGTCGACAACTGGTCCGAGTGGATTGAGGATGTTGAGCGTGTTTACAAAGAATACAACGACGAAATGACGCAGATCTGTAAGGATCTGGTGTGGAAAACTTACGAAGACTGGCGCGTTCTTTACCTCAACGATCCCATCAAAGCTCAGCAGTGGGTGCGCAAAGATCCGTGGGTTTCACAACTCGATTGGGAGGTCAAGTCTGCGAAAGGCAAGTATGCTCACATCCCAAACTGGGTTCGCCCTTTCATTAAGGACGAGAATCAGCATATCGGTGTGAAATCCAACCTGGCTCACCTGATGCTGAAGCTCAAGTATGAAGGTAGCCCGATGATCTTCACCAAGAATGACGGGTGGTGCTACCACGACGAAGACGGTAATCTCACAAAGATCCCACACCCGAAAGGCAATGACGATAACGTTGGCGGGGTGCTGAGTAAAGATTTCGTTGAAGATATGGCGGTTGGTCGCCTCAGCAGCGACCTTCCTGAAGCCAAACGCGCACTCGAGATTGCCAACTCCGTGTCCTACTGGACTTCCGTGCGAAAGCGTGTGATGGACCGCATCTTCCTGCGGGCCAACAATCCGCACGGCGAAGACTCGCTGGTAACTCTGCCTGAGATCCTTTGCCACGGCACGGTAACTCGTAGAACCGTGGAATCGCTCATGGTTACGATGTGCTCCACGAAGAACTGGCGCATCGGCACTGAACTCAAGACCCGAGTTCAAGCTCCAGATGGTTGGAAGATTGTGGGCGCTGACTTTGACGGTCAGGAAATGCAGATTGCTTCAATCTACAGCGATAAGTGGGAAGGTGGTCACATCGGTTGTTCACCGTTCGGTTACAACGTTCTGAGTGGATCGAAGGAGGCAGGCACGGACCCACACAGTGCTCTGGCAAAGCTGGCAGGGGTGGATCGGGATACGGCCAAGATTGCCGGATTTTCCATTCTGTACGGAGCAGGAGTTCGTGCCGTTCAAACTTACATTCGTCGCAAATATCCGGAGAAGTCTCCTACGGAAGTGAAGAACTTTGCTTACCGAATGCTCGAAGGAAAAAAGGGGAAACTTCGCTCCGGTTTGTATGAAGGTGGTTCCGACTCCGGTTGCTTCAACTATATGGAAGAGATCGCAATGCGAACTCGTGTTCCTCAACTCCCGTGTCTGGGTACAAAGATCTCGACTGCGATGCGACCTGCTGCTGTCGGGTCCGACTTCAAGACTGGCCGAGTGAACTGGACGATTCAATCTTCGGGTGCGGAAATCCTTTCAATCTTCCTCACTTCGATCCACTGGCTTGCCAAGGAGTACAAGATTCCATCGCGATTCATTCTGAGCATTCATGACGAGATTTGGTTCATGACCCCCGAGCGATACGCCGAGCAGTTTGCTGTTCTGTTTCAAATCGCTCACATGTACACCTGGTCCCTTTTTCATTCTGCGGTTGGCATCCCTGAACTGCCGCTGTCACGAGCTTACTTCTCCAGTGTTGCAATCGACAACCGGATTCGTAAGTCGCCAAAGGAAAAGACTGTCACTCCTTCCAACCCTGGCGGCGACAAAGAGCCATCTGGCTTGGAGCACTCGATGAAAGAGCTGAGTGAGATCGGGGCCATCGATAAACTGACAACTCGTTTCAACGCAATCAAGAAAGGTCTCATCAAATGAAAAAGTCACGCAAGTCACGTGTCGCATCAGCTTCACTGGAAACCATGGTTGGTATTGCTGGAGTTTACTATCTGGTCACACCCTATGATAAAAAGGGACGAGAAATTCCCTCCTCGGTCCATTGCGCTTACAACTCCGAGTACTTTTCTCCTCAACAAGCATTCACGATCTCTCGCGCCCTATGACGCCGTTCCCCCTTCCAATTGACCCTTACTTTCGAAAAGAGATAGTCTTCATGTGGATATGCGATATCGAGGATCGACTGAAGCTGGAAGATCTTGAAGGCGCAAAACAGAGTTGGAAAACTGCTCAGGAAATTTACTTGTCTCTGCCGCCTGGCGAGGGTTCCGAGTCGATTGAAAAGCAGCTTGTTGACGCGAGGGTAAAACTTGACAGATTCACTTAGCAATTACTATGCGAACCATTTCAACAGATGCTGGACAACCAACTCCGGCAGCGGACAAAAAACAAAAGCAGCTCGAAACATTCTCTACCAAGATTTCAGACGGTCGAGAGATTCAAATCCGCGAAATGACTGGCCGCGATCTCCTGTATATGGAGAAAGAACTTGGCAAAGCCGGTGACGTTGAGCGAGGTATGAAGATCATCGAGCGCCTGATTGTAGGCTCCGACAAGATCACTTACGACGAAATTCTTGACCTCGGCGTGAGAGACTTCAAGAAACTCAGCGACCTCGTTGCCAAGGCAAGCGGGTCCGATGAGGAAGACGCCGACCCAAACTAATCGTTGAAGACCTTGAAGATTTCACTTATCTGCTAAGTTTCGGTAAGGGTGTTTCCCTTCACGTTCGAGAGCTTTGCCCGAAAGACTTTTATTTTGCGCAACTCCTGCGAAACAAAGAAACCGGGATGATCCCTTTGATCTCCCGGCTCATTCAGAATCACGACGACTTAGCGTATTTCACCCTTCCTCAAACGGAAAAAGTCTTCAAGTGGATTGGGGAAGAGATCATCAACGAAAAAGTCTTAACGGTCGAAAACTGGCTTGAGGTTTCTTTCCACTTGTGCAAACAACGTTGGGATAGCACTGTAGACTGGTTAGAGAAACAACCGATGAGCAAAATTCTTGCAATGATCAACATTGTTGAAGATTTTGCGGAAAAGCAAGAGCAAGCGATCAAAAAGAGCTCAAGGCAAAGATGATCAGTTTTCAAGTTAAGAAGGGCGGTTTCCTTCAGTTTAACCTAGACTGGTGGAAGCCTACTCAGAAAGAGTGGGCGCCCATTCTCTTGAAAGATCATGCCGTTCCTTGGCGCCAGGAATCTGATCCCACTACGGGAAGACCTTGGGCTTCCCTTACACCAAAATACGCGATTGCGAAACTTCGCAAATACCCTGGTCAACCGATTCTACGGGCAACAGGGTTCATGCAAAACGAAGCCCAGATTTTACCGAAAGGAGAAGGCTTCGAGGTGAAGGCCGCCCCGTATGGCGTATATCACCAGTTCGGAACTTCAAAGATGGCTGCGAGGCCGTGGATGGGTGTTCCGGATAAGTCTCTCAAGCAGATTGTTCCGATCGCTTGGAAAAACATTCTCACACAAAAACGTTAATCATGGCCAGAAAAAGAGCTCACAACGAAGACGGAACTTTCACCGCCGACGACACTTCGACTCCGCAAGTCAACGAGGCTTACGAGCAAGCTGAAGAGGTGAAAGCAGAGGCACAACCGGAACCCGCGAAGATTGAAGTTCAAATGTTGACTGAAGAGCCAGTTCCAGCCGCGCCTGCTGTAGAAAAAGAGCAGATTGAGACTGACGTTCGCACGAAACTGCAGAGTCGCACTCAAGAAGAAGATATTTTCGTTCCAACCAGCCCCGCCGTTCTTGAAGCTGCGGCTAAGAAAGTGGCCGAAGAAGAAGGCTTTGAACTGAATCGTGGAACATCGATTGGCGCTCGTCTTTTGGCTCGCTCT